GCTTATGTTCATGATGCTAAATATAAGAAATATATTCATCGTATTCTATTAAAAAGAAAGCCTTGCAATGATAATAAGACTCAATAACGAATCTTTGCTAATTATTATCGGAAGCCGGATAAACTTTTTGTAGCTAATTTGAATAATTTCGCAGACTATATATATCTTATAGTTTAAATCTGTTGAACATATTTAAAGGACTTATGCTTGTAAGTCCTCTCTTTAGAGAAAATCATGTGACAAGTAGACCATACCACTATGCTATCTAAAAATAACAAACAAAAGCAAACAAATGATACTAATGTATCAATAAACACCTTCCTTTCTAAGAAAGAAAGACACATTTACAATATTGAACGTGATTCTCAATATGCTATGTTGCAACAGCAACTCTTAACTCCTAAAAGATATGGTGATTCTATCACTATATCTATGATATCTCACAACTCCTATATCCGGGAAGAATTCCATCGTAATTGGCCATCACTTACCATTTACGATCAACAAGATGAAGATCATACCCCCACACCAAAAAATTATAAAAATATCAAAAACAAATTATTATCCTTTAAAAAATTTTTAACAACAAAATTTAATATTAAAGAAGGAGAGATAGCTTACTGTCATGTAATCTGTCCATCTCAAACCTATCCAAAATATGAAGATATTATATTTAATAATACCATTACTGAATGTGAAAAATATTTTCAAAATAAAGAATTTGTATTGCAATCTTGTTCTACAGATGGAGATAATATTGATAAGGGTTTTTTGTTTATTCAAAAACTCTTCTTTCAAAGATTAACTCAAAAACTTAAAGTTAATAAACATTATGTTGAAGAACATCAATCTTGGTTATTGAAATTATTTGAAGATATAATTTTTCTTTATCGAGAAATTTATGATCGATATAAAACTTCTACATTAACAAATGATTCAATGATGCGAATTATTTCAGCATTTATTCGTTTAAGAACGAACAAACCAACAATACAAGCCATTGTTGAAAGTGAATTATTCACAAAAATTAAAGATACTTTTCTTGGTCTCTCCACTCAAAGTGAAGATGAATTTGAAAATGAAACCTTTGATTTTATAAATGGAGTTGGTTCATGTAGAGATTTCCTTGATAAATTTGAAATGATAAAAGACAGTCAATTATATAAAAAATTATATAAACTAAGTCTTTATATATTAAGTTCATCCTTATTTGAAAAATTAGGATTTACTTTTTCTAATATGGGATATACTGTCTTTGAAGCTGAAGCTATTAAAAAACGTCACCATTTAGGTGCAAATTTCATTTTAACTTTGGCAGATACTGTCATTTTTCTTTGTGAACGAGGTTTTCAAATTATTAAAACTGGTAATTTTCAACACTTATATCATAGTGGTTCCACTTATGTGGAATTTTTTGAAATTGCTAATAAATTGAAAAGACAATCTCATCTTCTCACAAATCCAGAAATTCATGGTTTTAATGAAAGTTCTTTTAGAGCTGAACTTGATGATAACATTGAGAAGGGTGAAAATATTTATAAACATTCTTCCAAAATGTCTGCTTCTGAACAGCGTTTTGTGAGAAATATGGTAGATGATTTACTCTTTATTCGCTGCGATCTTTGCACTAAACGCGCTGCTCGCGAACATAGAAAAGCCCCATTTTCAATTTTATTACAAGGAGAGTCAAATATTGGTAAATCAACTATTACCCAAATATTCTACAATCAATTTGCACGCATAAAAAATTTAGACTCTGATCCTTCATTTTGTTACACACGCAATCCTGTAGCAAATTTTTGGGATGGTTTTGTTACATCACAATGGGGCTTGGTTTTAGATGATATTGCTGCAATTCATCCAAACAAAGCTCCTAATGGTGATCCATCTTTGATGGAATTGATTCAAATTATCAATAATGTACCCTTTGTACCTGATCAAGCTGATTTAGCTAATAAAGGAAGAACACCTATGAAGTGTAAATTCGTTGTAGCAACTTCAAATGTTAAAAATTTGAATGCTCATAATTATTTTTCACATCCATCTGCCGTTCAAAGAAGATTACCTTTTATTATTACACCAATCGTAAAAGCAGAATTTGCAACCGATGATGGATCTTTAGACTCCAATAAAACGATTTTTATTGATAATAAATTTCCAGATTATTGGCATTTTAAAGTCGAAAAAGTTATTCCACGTAAAACTACTTCTAATTCGAAAGTTGCTAATTATGAAATCTTATTAGAAACTGATTCTATTATTGATATGTTGCGCTGGTTTAACAATGCTGTAAAAAATTTTGATGAAAATCAAGACATTGTTACAGAATCTGTTAATGCTTTGCGAAATATTGAAATTTGTGATAATTGTTTTTTGCCAAAAGATCATTGTGATTGTGAAATTCAAACATGTGATCAGGTTATTAACGATATATCTTTTATTTCAAAATATTTCGTTAGATTTATGATTGCAATATGTTCTTCATTCATTTTTAATTTCATTGATAAATTATTATACAAATATATTTGGTATCAAATTTTAAAGTTAAATTTTTGGAATTTTTTATCAAATAAAATTAAAAATAATTTCACAAAGCAAAGGATTTACAATTTAGGTGAAAAGATCAAAACTTCCATTGGTTATCCAGTTGTTTTAGGTTCTATTATCACTATTGTTGGTGTTGCCGTTACATTATCAAAATACACAAACCTTTTTTCTAAGAAACAAGGTGGAACATCTAGTACAACAGGAAAAGCTCCTGATGTAACTGATGATGTACGTGAAAATGTCTGGTATAAAAATGATTTTCAATTATCTAGTTTTGATTTGACACCCAATACTTTATCTTCAAAAAATATGACACGAGATCAATTTTCTTTGATTGTATCAAAAAATCTTGTTTTCTTTCGATTATTTGTTGAAACTGGTAAAGTTAGAAATTCAAGATCATTTTGTATAGTAGGACAAAAATATCTTACCAATAATCACAATATACCTCCTTTTGAAGGTACACGTATTTTGGAAGTTATCTCATGCAATGCAAAAGATGGAGTTAATATTAACTTAAGAATCTATATATCTGAAAGTCAAATAGTTAGAGATATCGAAAATGATATTTTGATCATTACTATTCCAAATTTGCCGCCTCGAAAGAGTATTTTACCTTATTTTACTTCTGAGAAATTAGATATTAAAACAAAAGGATATTACTTGTATCGAGAAAGTGATGGTTCATTAGCTTACAATAATATGAATATTATTAAAAGAGACAATGTTAAAAATTTGATTATATCAGGCTTTCAAGGGTCATTGCTTTATGGGACCACAGCTACAACTACTCAGTTGGGTGATTGTGGAGCGTTACTTATTGGAGAAACTGTAAAAGGTTACATTCTAATGGGTATTCATGTATTGGGTAGTACCTTTGGCAAAAACGTAGGTGCTGTACATCTAACTCAGGAAATTATTAAAAAATCTCTTGAAGAAGATATGTATACTGTACAAGGAGGTGAACCGAAAATTTCATCACAATCAGCTCAACGTCATGTTGTTTCGTTACATCATAAATCAGTTTTCAGATATTTGGAACAAGGTACAGCTGCAGTTCATGGATCTTTCACAGGTTTTAGACCTACACACAAATCATGTGTGGAGATTTCACCTATGGCTCATTATTTGAGTCAATATGGTTATAAAATCAAATATGGTGCACCTATAATGAAAGGCTGGGAGCCTTGGCGCATTGCTGCCCAAGATATGGTTAACCCAGTGATTGATATAGATCATGCTATTATTAATAAATGTGTAGATACCTTTTCTGCTGATATTTTATCTCAAATTCCGGATTTATCTGGAGTTCATGTTTATGATGATTTTACTGCCATTAATGGTGCTCAAGGAGTAGCTTATGTGGATAAAATTAATCGTAACACTAGTGCTGGTAATCCTTGGAAAAAATCTAAAAAGTATTTTATGAAAAGTTGCCCCCCAAAAAATGGAATGGATGATCCTGTGGATATTGATGATGAGATCAAAACCAATATGGATAAGATCATAGATGATTATCATAATAATAAGAGAGCAATGCCCAATTTTTGTGCACATCTTAAAGATGAAGCTGTTTCATTTAAAAAGATTAAAATGGCCAAAACTAGGGTATTTGCGGGTGCTCCATTTGATTGGAGCCTTATAGTTCGTAAATATTATTTAAGTGCCATAAGATTGATTCAGAATAATAGATTTATTTTTGAATCAGCACCTGGTACGATTGCCCAATCTTATGAATGGACGGATACTTACAATTATATCACTCAATTTGGTGTTGATAGAGTTGTGGCCGGAGATTATAAAGCTTTTGATAAAAGAATGAGTCCCGTATTTATATTGGCTTCATTTAAAATTTTAAAAAATATTTGTATTGCATCTGGTAACTTTAAGTCTGACGATATTAAAGTGCTAGATGGTATAGCACAAGATACAGCATTTCCTTTAATGGATTTTAATGGTGATCTTATACAATTTTACAATTCCAATCCCTCAGGTCATCCATTGACAGTTATTATTAATGGTTTATGTAATAGTTTATATATGCGTTATGCATATTATAAACTTAATCCTCG